CAGTGTTACATCTTGCAAGCAAGTCACTGAAAGAGCATTAGCAGTGTTTGCAAAAATGCCATTGGCGATATTTGCAGTAGTGCTAATCTCAGTGCTTACAAGCAATACTGGCTGAGTGCCAGTTGTATTTACTGTTATGCGTGCCATTATAGTTTCTCCTTAAGTTGTAATAATGTTAAAATCAATTCTCTTCAGATCAAGTGTGTAGGTGTAAATCTGATTACGTGAGCCAATCGTTATGTTAGTACTAAAATCCACTTCATGATAACCATTCCAAAACTTAGCGTCTTGGATTAGTTTATTGATGGCTTCTAATATAACTGGTGCCTGTGGATCATTCTGATAGGAAACAAACATGATGTCCATGTTGTCAGATACGATATAAATTGATGCACATTTCTGTACGCCAAGTTTATAAGGTAGTCTGCGAACAGCGTTATTGCTGTTCACATAAACACCATATGCCACGTTGTCATCTATGCTTGGGTAGACATCTTGGACTTGTACTGGCAAAGATTGCTCTTTGGCTACCAGTCTAAGATATTCGACTACCGCTGCTTTAGTAACTAATGGCATACTCATTAGAAATATCTTCTATTGTTATCAAAGAAATCAGGATCAGCAGTCCAATTTTCCTCCAACTTGGTTGTTGGGCCATTGGGTGCATCCTGATTTAAGTCATAGAAGTTCATAATTTGCTGAGATTTTAGCCATTCAGCCTGATATCTTCGCAGAGCATGATCGAAGTTGGATTTATCAACGTCGTTAATGTTAGAAGTATCAGAAACGATACTCTCATAGAAGATTTTCACTGCCATGAAAGTATCGAGTCTGATTAACGTCTGATCATTTTTAATCAATAGGCTCGGATTGAAACTACTGATCAATGCTCCGTTAGGTAGATTAGCGTAGTAAACAGCGCCAAGTACCGTATCGCAGTAATGAGGCCACCATGTCCACTCAAGTGCATACAATATTTCTTGGGAACCCACTTTAAAGTAATCGTCCCAATTAATCTGCATTTGAGCAGCACGGCGCTCGGCAGCAGGATCATAAAATATGATATCCTGAACTGTTGCGTTACTCACCCTTTGATACGGTACTGACATAATTTACTCCTATACTACAGGATTAGGCCTGAAGAATATTGACCGCTCCACCACGACGAGGATCCGCTACGCCTGCACCAAAGTAGGCAACACCAGTGAGCCACATTTGTAGACCACCAGGAACTTCGCCCATCTTGATTTCCAGACCTTCCTTGAGAACAGTGAATACAGCAGTTTCGTGCATGTAACCACCGACAAGAACTGGGCTGGTTGAGCCTTGACCCAACATTATGCGATTAGCACTTGACAAGAACGTAGTGAATACTACCATGCAGCCATAGACTGATTCAATTTTACCAGTGCTGAGCAATTCATTACCCAGTGCAGATAGATTTGAACCACCGGCCTGTGAAACTGCACCGCCAGTCAATTCAGCGAGCAAGCGATTCAATGAAGAACCATCTTGTCCAGCAGGAGTTGCAGAAACAGTTGCAGCGTCACCATTGGCATCCAATACGATGATTGGAGTGCCGGGAAGACGAGCACGCTTGTAGTTTTGCTTAACATTACGGATCAACTGAAGAACGGAATTGCCTGAGAAGCCATCAGTCCAACCAGCAGTTGTAGCAGGCAAACCGGCTTGCAACAGTTCCATCGCACCAAGTTGTGTTGGACGAGCGAAGCCGTCAGCAGGTGTTGGTGAATAGAGTGAGTTGCCAGGTGTTGCCTTGAAACCAAGGAACGCAGCAGCGACACGAATGTCAACCTTTTCGCTGTATGATTCACCAAGTTCAGCACCTAGTGTAGCAGCAAGTTCAAACGCAGTTGTCCAGGCATAAAATATCAATTTTGTTACTCTTACTATTTCTAGTAAGGGAGAAATCTCTTCGGATTTCTCTCTACACCTTATTTTGTTATAGTGTAGTTCAGACTATCGCATCATCCACTTGGGATGTTCTCTCACTTAGTCGTTCAGGCTGCTTTCGCTTGCCCCCTGTTGTCCACTTCTGGAGTTCCAAGTCAATCAGAGAGAATTTTTCCATAATATATTTCTATATTAGGCGACAAGTGCAAACAATTCATCATTGCTCGCAATTAGTTTATCGAATGCCGTGGTTGCAACAGCAGGTGTTGCTACAATCGAACCTTGACCCAATGCTGGGTTTTGTACGACAGCGTTACCTGTGCCCCATGTTCCGCCCGAACCAGCGGGATTGTAATCCGCGTAGGTAATCGGCGCAAATTGTGGAACCAGATATGTATTACCCTGATTTGGTGTAACTACGTTAGTGAAGTTAACCAAACCTGTGCTTTCGTGCATTGCACGAAGAGCGAAGTTTGCGATTGCGAATGTGAAACCATCGGCTTCATTATTAGAACCGCCAAGTACGTATGCCATTTTAGTATCTCCTTTATTGGCTTATAATACCTTTCTAGATGCATTTGTGACAGTAGCAGATACTTTAGCACCCTTCAAACCAACGCCTTTACCAAACCCATTTTTCGCTGCCCAAGCATTAAACTCGGCAGGATTGGTTGCATAATTTGGCATATCGTCTGAAGGTGCGCCAGCAAAATTGCCTTGTCCCGCACGCATACCAGAACCGCTTGATACATTAGATTGCTTGAGTAACTTTGGGTTACCCTGAGCAACTTCTTTAATCAAGCCTTGTAAACTAAGTGGATTACCGTCCATTGCATAACGCTCTTGACCTTTTGCATTTACAATTTTGAAAGAGCCATCCTGTGTGAATTGGATATTGCTCTTGATTTTCTGCATAGCATAATCAGTTAGATCTGGGTCAAAATTGTCACTCATGTGACGAAGGATCTCTGTGTCCAATTCTTTCTGTCTGAGAGCAGTATCCTTCTTCTGAAGGTCTGCTTGCAGTTTAGTGAATTGTTCACGTAGATCATTATCAGCCGAACGAGGGCGCCCCATGCGACCTTTATTGTTTGACTGTTCCACTGTAGGCTGTTCGTTGCCACCGAGGTTTTGCGAACTTGTACGTGCGACATAGGCAAGTGCTGCTTCAACACTTTCAAACTGTTGGCCGCTTGCTTGTGACAGAGCAGTCAATAGTGATTGTGTAGTAGACTTGCGGATAGCGCCCGCGTTCGCTGGTGCGTTCTGAGTACCGTCTCCCTGATCACCTTCAGGAACTGTAACGTTGTTATCGGTTTCGGTTTTGTATTCCATGTTTTCCTCTTAATTGTAACGTAATTATCGAATATTATTTCATCAGCGAGTCTAATTGCCAGCAAAACTTTCCGTGTGCTGACATACGATCTGCCAAGAAATTTGCGATGCCATCTTCACTGGCATCAAGTGCTTCCTTGTTTGCTTTTTTAAGCAACTCAAGAATCTTTTCACCATCATCGTAGAGTTCCTTTACCATTAGCATGGCTGATGGAATCTTTGGTTGTTCTTCGATGACAGATAATTCTATAAATCTAGCATAAGTTGTAGGCGCAAATACTTTAAGTGTACGAATGTATTCTGCGGTAGGATCAATTGCTCCTTCTGCATCTTCGTAAATTGCACCAAACATCTCATGTAATTGATGAAACATGGGACCTTCCAAATTCCAATGGAACTGTTGGGCTTTCTGTTCGTATACTGCGGTAGTTGCTAGGACAACTTTAAGTGAGTCTGCTAATGCCATTATATTTTTCCTTATCGGCCTGTATTCAAGCCTTGTATTTGTACGGCTACTGCCTGTTGTGGGTAATATGAAGGCCCAACTTCTGTGATTGGTGTACCAGGACCAGTTGCATCCTGTCCATATTCATTGCCTTGATCACCTTCTTTTATACGTGCAGTCTGGCCATACTGAGCGAGTGATGGGATCTGTGATTGCAAATCTCTGGACAATACTTCTTGAGCATCCTGTGTCATCAATGCTTTTACTTGTGGATCTGTAATAGTATTGATATATGCTTCCTGATATTCTGGAATCTTCTCAGGTGGTGCCAGCATTGCAATGATTTCTTTTGTGATCAAGTTATCAATGATTGGATTATTGGGTATAAGAGTTTTGGCTTCTTTGATCAGAGCCATGCGATAGTTGGTATCGTGTGCTTCATAGTCAGTGTTATAAGCAATCTCACCTGCCCAGCGCATTTCCATAAATCTGGCTGCAATCGTGAAAATCATTTCTTCTGTGACTTCCATCAATCTTGCTTTAGACTTTGCCAATCTATGCAATTGTTTGCGTTCTTCAATAATCGCAATACCAGAAGCAAGGTTATTTTTGGTGTTACGTAATCCACCTAAACCACTCAATGCTTCTATTTGTTCTAGAATATCGTGTTGCTTAGACATAATCTTGTCAACATCACCAGTATCAATGGTAATTGATTCAATCTGTCCTTCTGTTGCACGTACAATTGAGCCTGCATGAACAGGAACAGTAACGCCTTTATCGGCTCTAATTAAACTGCGAGCAAACTGTAGGGCACTATAAGCCTCACATTCTAGTTTGTAATGCTCACGCTGTGCATCAGTCGCGCAATCTATATCACTGATACCTAGGTCAATTCTACGTGGATCACGACGACCATAAGCGATAAACAGAGGAATAGCCATACCAGCAGGATATTCACCTTTACCAGTAACTTCTACCTCATCTTTGCTGACCATCTTGCCAACACGATAACTGATCCAGTATGATGGTGTAGTAGGTGTTCCTAAGTGGAAACACTTGATGTACCAGTTATTGTTATCTTCGGATTCTTTTAACTTAAGATAAGTCCACATTGGCTTGCCGCCAAAGTAGTCGATCTTCCAATCCCATACATCTAGAGGATTAATTGCCACGGTGTATGGACGGCCCAGATTACCTTCTGATTCTTGCGGCATATCAACACCAACATAGCAATAACCGTAAATGCTGGTTAATTGTCCAATGTATTCCATGAATGAATTCATGCTGCGATTCTGTAGATCAGCATCTAGTAAGAATAGATCTGCCCACTCACAGTTTTCTGGATTGATATATTGTCCGCTTGGAGTTGCAAAGTTTAATTCGCGTTTGATGCCTGGCTCAAATAAAACATCGTTGATTGTGTCAACGATATAACGGCAAACTGGTTGTACGACCGTATTATTTACAAGGTCACGCCAGAGATTGCTGTCTTCACTTGGGCGCTTTTTACGCACCATTGTTTTAAATGTATAATCAGCCAAATATGCATACTGGTAGCCCAGCATTTGCTCATAGGTGGCATTATAAATGGAGTTCTTATGTATAAGTTCTTGTGCTTTAGGCATAGTTTAGTTATTCGTCTTGATAGTCGATTTGATCTTCTGAATCATCTTCTGAATCATATACCAACTCATTTTCATGACTTTCAATGGCATCATAAATTTCATCAAAATTGTATAAAGCCTCTTCGATATCATCATATGAATATCCTTCGTCTATTAAGACTTCAACTACTTGACGGGCTACATTTTGAACTGCACCATCAGGCACATATTGCCTCATAATTGAATATACATCTGCGGCACATGAAATGTCCAACATGAAAAGACCCTCCAATTGTATTCTATTTATCTCTCTTGTAATCAGGGTAACACTGTTTATGCCTAAGTTTCAAAGTAGGATAATAGGCAACTTCACCGCAAACTGGACATGGTACATGTTCATGTTTGTGTCTGTAATCACGCAGTTTAAATTGTCCAGTGCGTTCATTGTTCTCAATACGACCTTTGGTTGTGCCTGATTTTAAATGCAGTGGATTCAAGCAATCATAATTTCTGCATGTGCGTTGAATCTCTGGACCTTCTAAACCAAGGTGTTCGCCCATTACACGATGAGCAAGTACCATCTTCTTGTTTTCCACACCTTTGATCATGGCATAACCTACATTGTTCTTGCCACCTACCCATGTCCAGCAATCGTTTTCTTCAATACCTTTTACAATGTGTTT